GGACGGTGGTGGCCATGGGGCGTACCAGTAAATGTCGTGGTGGGGGCGGGCACTGCCCGGCTTAGTACAGATTAGCGTCTTCTGTACTGTGTTTCTAGGAAAGAACTGTGGCGACGTAGCTGGTGTCGATTCTTCCCATGAAAAGTGGCGAGTCTTCAGTGGCGGAAAATGTGGGGCCGTTTATCTCACCGACGCGGAAGTAGACGCCTGTTGAAGGCTTTGCAGTGTTGTTGATTGTTTCGAGGGCGTTTACTGCGGTGGTGATAAGCGTTTGATTGCGGGCGGGACCTTTACCTTTTTCGGTGAAGATGCGGATGACAACAGCGCCACGGGCGTTGTCCATGCTGCCCACGAGCATGGGTTCGTTGGTTAGTCCGAAGGTGACGTTGACTTTGACATGTTCGGTTGTGGTGTTGGCGGGGGCGGCGGTGATGTTGTCAAAGTAGACAGGGACTGGGGGCACCAGTGCGCTGAACGCGGTTAGGAGTGGGTTTTCGACCGCGGCGCGGATGGCTTGGTAGTTCATGTGAAGCGGTTGTTGAGGGCGGAGTCCATCTCAAGTTTTACGGCGCGGTCGATTTGGGAGCTGGCGAAGGTGGCGAACCAGTCGAGAGGGGCGGTGCGACTGGAGTTGCTGTCGCCCGAACCGCCACCTCCGATGGCGCCACGGTAAGAAACTTGGGCGCGGGGGCCGCTCAGTTCGTGTTTCTTGCGGCCGATGGCTGTAGTGGGGATTGGGGTTAGACGACGGGCATAGTACTGGCGGTCGTGTTGGACGGCGTCAATCGCTTCCAGGGCATGAGGTGCGAAGTTCGAGATTGTGAAGACGACGCTGTTTTTGGTGCCGAAACTTTTTGTTACCTGAAGGCCGGTCAAGACCGGAGTGGTTATGGATACGGGTTCGCCGGGCTGGCCGGTGCCTTTTTTGAGGATGGTCGGGGTTTGGATTTGCCAAGAGTTCGAGAATTGGCCGCTCCAGTTGGGGCCGGCCTGCTGGAGTTCACGGACGAGGCGTTCGGCGACGCGTTTTGGGCCGTTGTAGACCGTGGTGGCGGCTACGCGATCCAGTTCTTGCAGGAGGTTGAGACCGCCTTTCCAGAAGCCTTTGCGTGCCATTACTGGGGCCTCGCAATGATGGTGTGGAGGATGGGGGAGTCGCCGCGGTAGCTGGTGATGTTGATGATTTTGGCTTCGCGGGTGACGCCGGCTTGGGTGTACTGGATGCGGTCAGCCTCGGTGGGGTAGTACGTGCCAAGCTCGCTGGCGCTCATGATGATTTTGATGTCGGTGGACTGGTAAAGGCCCTCGGATTCGCGGGAGCTGATGGGTGAGATCAGGCCTTTGGCGGTGATGTTGGTGTCGGCTCCAGTGACTGCGCCGGTGGTCGGGTTGTAGGTGCGGGGGGTGGCGGTTTTGATGAACGTGATGGATTGGCCCCAGTCCGCGATGAGGGCTGGAGGGATGGAGCCGAAGGTGTCGTCGATCAGGCCCATGTCAGCCTCGGAATAGACGGACGGCGTAGTTGGCGGCCCCGCCCATGCAGTAGGGGCCGAGGTACGACTGGAGCCAGGGGTAGACGTCGAAGACGTTGTTGATGAGGCCGCTGGTTTGTGAAGTTTTGTTGTATTTGACGCGGAGGTCGCCGAGTTCGACTTCGTCGTAGATGCCTGTGGTGCCGGTGGTGCCGGTGATGGCGTCGGTGTCGTTGGCGAGGGCCCGGGCCAGCTCGTAGGTGGCGGTTTTAATTGGGTCCGGGATCAGGGTGCAGGCGAGGTCGATGCCGTCGACCGTGTAGTCCTCGCGGGGCCACTTCAGGGCTTGCGTGGTGGTGCAGCGGTCGCCGTAGAAGCTCAGGCCGTCGATCCAGCGGGTGGCGGAGATTAGGGAGCGGTTCTTTTGGTCGTCGGTCTTGTTGGTCCAGGTGGAGGAGTCGGGGACCGTCTCGAAGTAGGCGTTGGCAGCCGCGAGCGTCACGTACGAGTTGGCGGTGGCGCCAGACAAGGTTGCGTCGATGGCGGCAGGCACGGTCAGTACAGTCTTTGTCTGAGTCTAGCCTCGGTTGTGAGTTTTCTTTGTTTCTTGGGTTGACTCAGAATGGAGGCGTGGTAAACGGTTGCTCCGGACATTTCGAGGTCGGCGACACGTTCTAAATGGAGGCCGTGAGGGACGTCTTCGTGCCTGAGGAGGTTATCCTGTGATATGTAAAGGCGAACTGTTGCCATGCCCGCTCGTAAAACTGCCGAAGCCAGCCTAGAGGCCGAGGCCGCGAAGGTGCCATCATTCCTCCCGGGGAATCAAATTCGGACCTTGGATGTTGTGGTTCCAGAGGCCCGGAGACTGCATGAAGAGGATGGTTTGACGGTGCCGGAAATTTCGGCAAAGCTGCAGGTCAGTTATGACGTGCTGAACCAGGTGTTTTTGCAGTCGTACAAGATGGCAATCAACACGCTGGAGTTGTTTGAGAGGCAGGAAAAAAAGAGGGTTGAAGAGGAGTGAGCACAAAGAAAAGGCCCCCGAGTTGGGGGCCTTTTTGACGTCTAGGCCTGGGATCAGGCGTAGGCGCTGGTGTCGAAGGGGGTGTTGACCAGCAGACGGGCCACAGGCACCATCTTGGTGGTAGCGAACACCAGGTTCCAGCTTTCGGTGGCGGCGAGGTTGCCGCTGTTGCTGGTGTTGTTCGGGTTGTCGCCAGCGGCGGCCCACTTGGTGCCGGTGACGTGGTAACCGTAGTGGTAGTCAACAGCCAGAACGTCCTGCATGGACAGGATGTTGCGGTCGGCGGCGAGGCGCAGGTCCTGTTGGATGCCCTCGGAAACCACGCCGGACTTGAAGAGGTACACGGGGTACTTCTTGGCGTGGGTGGCAGTGCCGCCGGTGAGGGCGGTCAGTTGGTCGTCGATGACGACGCGCAGACCCGCGAAGAAGGGGACTTCGGTTTGGGTCACGCCCACACCGCCGCCGCCCCAGACGACAGCGCCGCCGGCAGACAGGGCCGAGGTGCTGAAGGTCAGCATCCCGACTTGCTGCAGGTAGTAGGCCACGTTGGAGTGCATGGCGATGGCGTCAAGCTCGTCGCCGCGCTCGCCGAGGACTGCCTTGGTGGCAACCACGTTGGCGACGTTCAGGAAGTTGGCCTCGGTCATGGAACCGGGGACACCAGCGAACGACTTGTTCACCTGGTTGGGGCCGAGGACGCCGTTGCCAGCGATCGGACCGAACAGACCCAGCAGTTGGGCTGCCAGGGTGGCGGTCTTCAGCTTGTTGATGGCGGCGGTCAGCTGGTTGCGGACGTGGGCCAGGGGGTCGGCGCCCGAGCCGAGCTTGCTGAGATCATCTGCGGCGTAGGCGAAGCCACGGTGCAGGATGGTCATGATTTGCTCGTCGGCGGTCACGTTCTGGGGAACGAGGTAGCCGGCGCTGGTGCTGCCCCAGCCGTTGCTGCTGAGGATCTGGGTCTCGGTGGGGGCGATGGGGTCGAAGAAGGGCACGCGGACCCGGGTGCCGCCGCTACGGGCGTCCAGGGCAGCGTTGCGCTGCACGATGCCGCTTTGGATCCACTTCGATTGCTCGAAGATGCCTTCGGCGGTGTACTGAAGAAATTCGGGGCGGGCAACCAGGTTCGAGAGGAACGTTCCCCCGTAGTTACCGGTAAAGGAAGACATGATTTAGCTCCAGTGGAGTCGGGTTGGGGAGGTGCCCCACAGGGGCTAGTTGATGCCCGCCTCGGCTTTGAGGAGCCTGGCTTTGTCGGGGTCGTTGGCGAGCATCATCATTTGCTGAGTGATGTTCCAGGACTCCTTGGACCAGGGGTTGGATTGGCCGGGGAGGGCGGTGGAGCGGGCACTGCCTGCTACACCCATGCCGGCGCGGTTCGTGGCGGCAAAATGATGCTCGTAACCGCTGCCCGGGTTTTTCAAGTTGGCGATGTATTCGCCAACCGGAACTTCGACGCCGCCGACGACAGCCACGGGCTGGCCATCTTTGGCACGAAGGTTCTCCTGCAATAAACGATACAGCTGATCGGGTGCCAGCGCACCAGCCTGGGAGAGTTGGGCGATGGCGGCAGATTTGACCTGTTCTTGTGTGAATCCTTGGCGGATTTGGTCGACTTCGGATTCTTTTGCGGCGAGTTGTTGTTTGAGGTCGGCGACAGTTTGTTGGGCTTCTTCCCAGAGAGTTTTGAATTCGCCGGATTCTGCGAGTTTGGCGGTTTTGGCGGTTTCTTGGGCGGTGCGGAGTTCGTCGATTTGGGCTTGGAGGGCTTCGCGGTTTTCGCGGTCCTTGCGGCGCTCGGCGATAAGCTCCTGGTTTTTGGCTCGAAGGGCCTCAACTTGGGAGCTGAGGTCCGGGTTTTCAGCCACGGGCTGAGGGGCAACAGGCTCCACGGGAGTCGCTGGTGCTGTTGGGTCTTCGGGCACGGTTGTGTACTACTTGGACGGCTGTAGTTTAGCAGTTAAGAACTGGGTTCCTCAGCGCGGTCTTCCAGTTCGTCTTCGATGTTGATGTTGTCGGGGAGAACTTCGCCGCGGCGGAGGATTTCCAGCAGCATGGCGTCGCTGATTTTACCGGCTTCGTTGAGTTGGCTCAGGACGGCGACGTCTTGGCCGATAAGGCGGTAGTAGTCGAAGTCGCGGTCGATGGTGATTTCGGGGGGTTCCATGCCGACGTATTGGGCGGCGAAGGCGAAGGCTTGGTTGAGGGCGCTCTCCAGTTCTTGGCTGATGATGGAGAGGACGCTGTTGGATTGGGCTTGGTCGATGCGCTTGGCCTCGGCGGACTCGGCGACGAATTTTTGGCCGAAGAGTTTGGTGACGCCGAGGGTGGACATTTGGGATGCCAAAGATTCCAGCTCGGCCATTTGGGCGTCGAAGCTGGTGGCGTCGGCTTGGACGTAGTACGCCTTGTTGCCCGGTTGCATGGCGATGGCGTAGTTGACGCCCATAGTGGCGCTGCCGGTGGTGTCGTCCCAGCCTTCTAGGACGAGGGTGGGCATGGCGGCGATGTGCAGGGCGTGGATGAGGTCGGCCTGGCGTTGGTAGTGGGTGATGTTGAGGTTGGCGATGTCCAGCAGAGGGGGCTGCGAGATGAGTAGGCCGCGGCGGTTGCTGTAAATGGGGACCAAGGGGATTTCGGTGAGGCTGTAGCCGCCGGTGGCGGAGAATTCGACAACGTCGTGGCCGAGGGTGTAGAGGTCGTAGCGGCCTGGGTAGATGACGCGCATTTCCTCGACTTGTTCTTCGCCGAAATCGTTGAGGGGGCGGACGTCGTAGTCGTGGATGCGGACCTGGAGGAGGCGGTTGGTGACGGGTTCTTTGCGCCAGCCCCAGATTTGGGGGGCGTCGACGTGGACGAAGTAGGGGCGGCGGCCCAGGGCGCGTTCTTCGGCCAGGTTGAGGACGTTGGTGGCGGCTGGGTAGTCGACGAGGATGGCGCTGTGGCCGTAGGTGAGGCTGCTGACCAGGGCGCGGCGGGCGTATTCGTTGATGTTCGAGCCGAGGCCGTCGATGTTTTGGGCGAGGTCCAGCCAGTATTGGTCGCCTTCGATGTGGATGGGTTTGCGGAGGATGGCGCCAGCTGCGGTTTCGATGAGGCGGCTGGTGTAGGGGCTGAGGACGCTGCGGTCCACGCGGGTTTGGTAGGCGTCCTCGTCTTCGCGGGGTTCTTGGGGGAGGTAGGTTTCGCTGAGGTCGCGTAGGTAGTTGGTGCCGCGGGTGACGGCGGCCATGACGGCCCAGTCCGGCATCATGGCGATGACGTCGAGGCTGCGGACAAATGGGGATTCGCTGACTACAGCGCCGGTGGGCGGGATGTTGGCGCTGTAGACCACGGCTGGACTCCTACTTTGTACCTATTTTGGCACTAGCTGTCGAGAGGTGACCCGTGCGCGAGTGGGATACGCCTGTGCGGGCCCCGTGGAACGCGATGATTAAACAGTGCCTAGATGCGATTGATAGGCACGAAGAGTTATATCGCTCCAGTGGGAGTGGGTGGCACGCGGCGAAGGCGCAGGATTTGCGGTGGTATGTGGCGGAGCTGAAGGAGTGGATTCACGCGCAGGAGCGTGTCACCACTTCTCACGGTTTGCCCAGTATGCCGGGGACATCTTCCCACGGGCGATGTTACTGGCGTGCCTTGCTTTGAACGATGCCCGTCTGGCTTTGTCTGCTGCCGATTCTCCTTTTCGTGCTGGTGAGCCAGATACGCCCTGCTGACCGAACCTGATCAGCTTCACGGTCTCGCCTTCTTTGGCCAGTACCGCGTGGGATTTGGTTGGGTGATTGGGGGTGCGTTTGGGCTTGTTGTAGCCCTCGAAGCGTTCGCCGCGATACTCAATCATCTTCTTCCTCCGGTTCTTCGTCGTCGGGGTCGGGCAGGGGTACCAGGATTTCGATGCCATGGGCGAGCATCGTGACGAAGCCGCCCAGGGTTTCGGGGAGGGAGGGGGTTTTGAAGACGAAGGTGGCGTGGGTCAGGCCGTCTTCTGCGTCGATGTCGATTTGGACGCAGCCGCCGTTGATGGTTTGGATGGCCATTACCCGTGGTATGCGACTGTGATGTAGGGGGTTACGTCGGGGGTTCCAGAGTCAACTTGGGAGATGCGGAGGCGGACTTTGGCGGCGGGCTTGCCGTCGTAGAAATAGACGTAAGCTCCAGCTGAGTTGATGGTTTTGGCGGTTTCGATGGTGAACCAGTTGCCGTTGAAGCTGCACTCGATGGCGAGTTTGAAGTTTGCGTCGCCGACCACGGTGGCGGCCATGCTGTAGCTTCCGGAGTGGGCGGGGATTTCAAGCCAGTCGTCGAGGGCGGTTAGTTTCGCGCCTGTGTACTCGACGAGGTTTGTGTAGTGGTCCTTGGCGGTGATTGCGACGGCGGCCATGGTTATTTGCTCCGTTTTTTGGCGGTTTTGGCGGAGGCTTTGAAGGCGGCGGCGGTGGGAGCGCCTTTGGAGCCAGGCTTGCGCATTTTTTCGCCGCTGCCGGCTTCGATGCGCTTGCGCTTGGCGTTGATGTTGCTGTAGAGACCGGGTTTTGCCATTACTTTTTCCTCTTTTTGCGTGCCATGCCGGCTTCGGACATGGCGATGGCCACCGCTTGCTTGCGAGAGGTGACTTTGCGGCCAGAACTGGACTTAAGTGCGCCAGATTTGTACTCTGACATCACGGTTTCCACCTTTTTCTGGGCCTTGGTGGGTTTTTTGGCGGCCATGGCCTGTGCGGAGGCTTTGCTTACAGTCTACGTGTGCTAGGCTCTACAGTAAATCTGTCACTGTCATGACCAAACCTCTTCCGCCGCAGGGTATTTTACAAGAGTGTCTGGAGTACGACCCGCAAAATGGAGAGCTGATATGGCTTATGCCTGACCTCCAGTCTCGTGTTCGACCCGGATCGTTTTTCGGTAATAGAACTTCTGTGTCATCCGGGTCGAACAGTACTAAGCATTATTACGCCGGTATGTTTCACGGTGTTACATACTATGCGCACCGTCTGATTTGGATGTATATGACCGGCGAAGATCCGAAGGATTTAATGGTTGACCATATAAACGGCAACGGCTTGGATAACAGGTGGAAAAATTTAAGGGTGGTTAAAAGGGGGCAAAACGTAGCAAACCAGAAGGGACATAAGCGTCGGAGGTCACCGTACAAGCATGTATATAGAAGAAAACTTAAATGGGTTGGGCAGGTTAGACGTGGAGGTAAGTTGTACTCCACGTCTGTATTTGAGACGGCAGAAGAAGCCAAACAGGCGATTGAGACGATTATTACCAGACTCGAAAATTAGTTTTACCCATACTTTCTGGTTTAGCAAGGTTGAATACTTGCAAACACATGTAGCCGAGGGCATCAAATGCGTGATCAACGCCCAGATTTTTATTGGGTAGACCTGTGTTTGGGGCGTATGTGAGGGTTCGCAGCGATTTGATTAGTTCCTTGCATTTTGGGTTTATGCGGATGCGCCGGTTGCCTGCGGCGTCGAGGAGCCCCATGTTGACGGCGTTTATTTTGTCCCGAATCTTCCACGGGGCGCGTGGGCTGGAGACCGTAAACCCCGATTTTCGGAGAATCGAGTGGTCTGTTTGCCCCACGCCTGCCGTTTTTCGGGCTCCGCCTGTTGGGTCCGGACATGTAATGATCCGGCGTTCCACTCCGAATTTTTGCTGTACAACTTCACAGAAATCCCAGGTAGTGGCGCCCCCTGTGAGGATTATTTCATCGAAAACCCACAGTTCGTCGCCCTTTTTGACAGCGCAAACACCGGCCATGAATTCGACGTTGAAATCCAAGCCAATGAGAAGGGGTAAAACGGGTAGATCTTGGACAATTTTGTCGATGTTGTCGTCGCTGAATGAGACGGCGACGAGACCGCTGAGATTCTCAAAGCTGGCCTCGAATTCTTGGCGGAAGGTGCGGGCGTCGAGTTGGGCGCGGGCGGCCTCGATTTCCTCCGGGGGGACGTTGTCGCCTTCGATGGTGGTGAATTGCCAGCGGCTCCAGTCGGTGTCGCCGCTGTCGGCGTATTGCCAGAGTTCGTAGAACCAGCTGGCGGTGCCGTCGGGCGTGGAGATGAAGAGGGCCCAGCCCTGTTTGTCGGCGAGGGCGGGGCGGATGACCTCGAACCAGACCTCGGCGTCCATGAAGGCGGCTTCGTCGAGGACCACGCCAGCGAGGCTTCGGCCGCGTAGGGCCATGGCGTTTTCGGTGCCTTTTAGCTCAATCGTGCTGCCGTTCACCAGCTCGATCTTGAGGTCGGTCTCGTTTTTGCTCTTGATCCAGGCTTTGGGGACCAGCTTTTTCATTACTTTCCAGGCGATGTCCTTCGCCATCCGGTATGTGGGGGCCGCGTAGAAGAATGTTTCGCCCGGTCGCTCGATCGCCCCACGCAGCAATTCGATACATGAGAGGTAGCTTTTTCCGAAGCGGCGGCCGGCTACCAATACTCTGAAGCGTTTGCGGCTGGAAAATACCTCGCCCTGGGCGTATCTCAGGGTTAGCGCACCAGCAGAATCGGGCATTTGTATTTTTGGGGGTACCTTCTAGGGTAGTACAGAGAATCGAACCCCTGCCCCCCTTGGGCGTGTGTAACAGTAAGAAGAATTGAGAATGTGTCAGTAGGTTCCCTAAGCCGCGCCAAGCGCCGCCCATCGCCGGACCCTCCCCCCGGTAGTGCAGTTGTACTAGCCCGGCCTCAGCAGGGGGCGCCAAGCAGACGCCGCGCCGTGGTCCGGCTGACGCCTAGGCGGTCTGCGATCCGTTGCTGAGTCCAGCCGCGGGCCCGTAGACGTCGGGCCCGTTGTTGTTTGGACTCCGTCAGCCAAAGCAGCAGGATGAGAGGAAGCAGTAGAAGCGCGACGATCGCCGCGAAGGTTGTTGTTGCCATGGGTAAGGCGAGTGGTGGGGAATCGGGGAACCCGTAGGTTCCCCAGTATTGTATCACAGACTTAGCGGTCCAGATAGAGAGCGCTGCACCCTACGCCAACGAAGAACACAGCCAGGGGTGGCAGTGTGGTGACGCAGGCCAGAGTCAGGAAGGTTGCCGCGGTGAGTTTGAGCATGGGGTGATGTCCCTTGGTGCTCTCACACATTAGCGAAGCCCAAGGCCGCGGCAAGGTTGCAGCGCTCCAGCGTTCACACTTTGTAACACTCGCAGCGGCGTTCAGGCCTGGCGCCGGTTCTCAACCGTGATATTGAGCGTTGGTGCTGCCGCGGCTTGTGATTCGACGCCCGATTCGTTGACCACTTTGCCGAGACTGTCGAGAACCTGGGCGGCAGTCTGCAACTGACCTTTGCGGATCGCTGCATTGAACAGCTTGGCGCGCATCGTCTGCAGCCTTGCGAGCATGTTTTCCCTATCACGCTGCCAGTCTTCGCTGTTCCACTTGTTTACGGCTTCCCAGTCACGCCAAGCTGTCGCCACAGACACACCCTCACGATCAGCGTGTTCGAGCACCAACTGTCGAGCACTAAGCCCGTCTAACTGTCGCCGATAGAGTCGCTGCTGTCGCTGTTCAATCAACGCGTTAGGGTTCCGCACCCCGTAGGGTCGCTGCTGTTTGTTTACAGCGTCCGACGCAACTCCCAGCGCGTCGCTGTTAGGTTCCGTTGCGTCGTTCACTGTTAAGATCTCCAACCTGTTCGGTTCAATCATAGACGCACACTAAAAGACCCGGCACAGGGGCCGGGCCGGTAGGGTCTGCAGTGTGCCAGGGTCAACCCTCGCCGAAATAGAACTGGGAGGCGAACCACTGCAACGGATCGTGGCGCGCTTCCGGGTGAACAGTCCACTCGATGCCCCAGTCCTGATACTGCAACCGCGGCCGATAGGGCTCGCAATAGGAATCAAGTTCACCGATGATCCGAACGGCAGGACCACCAGTGGATAGCAACAGTTCGAACTGGGAGTACGTCGACTGGGATCCTGGCGCGTGCCAGTCCGAGCGGACTAGCACCGATAGGGGCATGTCTTGCGCATACTCTCGGACCGTCTCGCCTAACGCGTCGCGGTCGTGAAGGTCCCATGCTTCGGACTCAGCGAACGCTAGGGCCCGGGCGCTTAGGTCGTCGCGGTCGCCATCGTATGGGCGATCAGCGTAGAAACCTAATTCCCACAACGTCTCGATGATCTGGAGCGTGCCACGCGCTGAGAAGAAAGCGTCGCGGTGCTGATCGATGGGGGCTTGTGCTGTTGTCATTGGGGGTAGCCTATAGGTTGGGCTTGTGTGGGAGTGTAGAACCGGATCCGGCCCGGTGTCAAGCGTGCCAGGGTTTGCGGTTCTGAGCTGCTACGATCTGCTGCCACTGCGGCAAGGTCTGCCGCCGGTAGTCTTGCCGTAGCAGTGTGAACTGCTGGCCGGTGCGCTCGAAGTGGTTCACGAACTGCGCCAGCGATCGGCCGACCTTAGCGGCCGTGCCAGCGCAGAAGTTCTGTGAACCCCAACAATCGAGCGCCTCATGCCAGGTCAGCACGGTTAGCTGGGCCTGCTGTGCTGACTTGCGCTGGTAGATCAGCTTACGGCGTGGAAACTGTCGCATGATCCCTCGTTGGTTGTGATGTGGGAGGGCCTGAGCCCGACCCCATCATGGGCCCCAGACCGCGCCAGCTGCTGCCGTTGTTGTAACACTTTACAATTCGGCTGACTGGCTTGCGTCTGCTGTTAATGTGCCAGGGTTCACCCTCACTACGGGACCATGCCAAGCATGATGACAACATGTCAGACACCGCTACAGGTCAGTGTGGCTGCACTCGATCGAGTGCCCGGCGGCCACCCTGAGCCGATTGTGGAGTTTCGGCGCCCCGGCGGCTGGCTGCTCAGCTCCTATTACGTCTCTACATTCCAGGACATCACCGGCGAGGGCCTGATGCTTGACGGTGACGGAACCTATCTAAGTGCCGCAAGCGTGGCAGCGTGCCAGGCATGGCTGCGGGAGGTGTTGGCATGACCGGCGGCGAATGGACCACGCAACGCGAGCGGCGCCAGTCTCGGGAGGATGCCAGGGAGGCTAAGCGCCGTCTTGTGATCAACTGGCAAGATAAGTTGTGGCTCGCTCAGACCCACCCCTGCGCCGATTCTGTGTTGACATGGCTGAGTGAGAATCGGGCTGAGGCCTCAAAGATCGGCGCCAGTCGCTGGCATCTTGAGACCCTACCGGCTCTGGTGGCAGCACAAGAACGTCTGAGGATGGCTGAGCGATTCGAAGCTGTCCTAGAACGTGCCAGAGTCAGCCACCAGACCTTGACAGTTCAGGATGTGCTAGGCGATTCTCCCCAGATTCCACAGATTCAGCCTGTGGAAACCACAAAACCGCGGCGCCGCGATGCTGGCAAAGCCCGCCCCAGCCGCAAGCGAGGCTAGTTCAAACCTACTACGTTACGTTATGTGACAATGTGTCGATTCTGTGCTGTTTTGTAGTACAGTGTAAGCGGTGGGCAGAAATGCTCGCCGCTTTTTACTGTCAGCGCCACCCATGCAAACAGACTACCCACAAACGCTCCAGCAACTCGGCGAGATTCTGGAGGCGGTTGACGAAATGCAGGCAGAACTGAAGCGCCTACGCGATGCCGTACCAGACAATCTCTGGGACGATCTCGCAGATGGCCCATTCGGCGACCTACTTGCACACTGCCTGGAGATTGAACACCGATTCGAGTCCTAACGTCCCAGGGGGCTAGGTATAACTACCTAGCCTCTTTTTTATGGCTGTTTCGACGAAGGCCGGAGGCCTGAGTCCCGTCAGGTTCCGCGTCAGGCACCAGCCAGGCCAGCAGACTCACGCCACATAGGGCACCAGTCAGCACCAGTAGCGTGCCCAGCTCCAGCATGAATGGGCCTTGAATGGCGATCCAAGGTCATTATGAATGGCTTCTGTGCGAGGTCGAAAACCGAGCACTATGAATGGGCCCCAGGCTAGGTATTTTTACTGGCGAGAACGGCCAGAGGCCAGGGGGCTCCAGCAGCCTACTGGCCTCCTTTCATGAATGGGAATTTTTCACGCGTCATGAATGGCCGCAAGGCCTGAAAAATAGCGCTCCACCCGAGCCATGAATGACTCTTCTGCGTCGGCGAGGTCACGAGCCGACATTGAATGGACATTGGGAGCGCCGCAGCGGCGGGCTAGGACGATGGCTGCTCCAGTCGGTTGGAGGCCGGTGAGGTGCTTGAGGCCCAGGCTGTAGGCGCCGCATTGGTCGATGTATGAATGGCCGGGCGGCAGGCGCTCCAGGCCGTCTTCGTCTTTCGAGGTTTTGCGTCCCACGCTGGTTTTCCAGTCTGCTAGTACCAGTTCATTGTTTTTCATGCCAATGAGGGCGTCACAGGTGCCGGCGAAGCCGGCGGGGTGGTGGATGGAAAACTCCGATGCAAAAATTTCTGTCACGTTAGTGACGATCCAGTCTGAAAGACTGCGGGCGTAGCCTGAAGCGCTCCAGCCAACCCGGGGGACGTTGGGGCGGACCTTTTGGAGGGCCCACTGGGTGATCTTTGGCGGGATGCGTGCCAGGCCGTCGGAGTCCCAGGAGATTGCGTTGCGCTTGTTGGCGGTGCTGCGTGCCAGCTGCTGGGCGGTTTTCAGTAAGTATTCAGCTTGTGAATGGGCCATGTTGCCTCGGGTGGCGGCAACGTTGCGCTGGGTGGTGGCCTCGGCGGGTCCCAGGCGAGCAACCCAGCGTTCCAGGCCTGTTTGGTCGCTGGTTTCTTTTAGGATGTGTGTAACACTATGGTAGATAGTGCCGTTTGCGTCTCGGTAGACGCGGAATGGGCCAGAGTTATCCTGTTCCAGCCTCCATCTTCGGAGTGATGCCAGTGTGTCCTGGGTATTGGAAGGCATTTGGATAGTCTGTCCCATAGATAGAATACACTGTCAAGCTCGGTTTGGCAATAAAAAGCCCCCCGGTTAGAGGGGGCAGAAGATTTAACCGTTAAACGCTTCCGGTGGAATGTCTACCTGATACTGCGAACAGTAATCATCAGGACGAACTAGGGGCCATTTACTTGTCGAAATACACGAACCATCAGATAGATGGTGTATTTGAGTAGCTACTGGAGGGTTTAACCGGCAGTATCGCCACTCAAGACTTTCTGCTGGCCCCGCCCAGTGGCAGGTACTGCAGGAAGCCATCAGGCAGCTTTGAACGGGTTGGCTCCTGTGAGGAGGCGGCTGATGTCGAAGCCTTCGGCTTTGGATTCCAGCCAGGCGGCGTCGATGTGTTCTTGGCTGCCTTTTTTGCGAGGGACGGGGCGGACGGTGTACTCGGTGGTGAGGCCGCTGCCCTTTTTGCTGATGCTGAAGTCCCAGGAGAGGAGTTCGGCGTAATCCTCCATTTGGGAGATCGAGTCCAGTTCCTTGAGGATGGACTTTTGGGTGATCTGGAGGACTTGGACTTTGCCGGACTCGTAGTTGTAGACCGGGACGGCGATGGCGAATTTGACGTCGGCGGTGCCGGGGCCGCCGCGGCCTTCGCGGGGTTCGAAGTCGCCCATTTCCGCGGTGATGTCCTCGGGGGTGGGCTCGTAGTCAAAGCGGAAGGGGCGGGAGGCGCCGTCGCAGGTGCCCCAGCACTCGTAGAACTCCAGGGGTTCGTCGGAGAGCATGGCGAAGCGGACTGAGCCGCCGTCGGGGAGCTTCGAGAGCTGGAGGTAGCCGCCGC